CGAAGGTGATCCCAAACCTCCCGCGCCGCCCACGGAATCTGTCTCCACGGTGGACGACGACGAGTATGACGCCCTGTTGGACGAAATCGACGGGGTGCTCGAAAAAAACGCCGAGCAGTTTGTGAAGGATTACAAACAGCAGAGCGGGCAGTAAGTTCCCTGCCGTAATTGGCGCTGACCATGGCATAAGTCCTGGCGGCAGGGGCGCGGACCCGGAAACGGGTGGAGCCCTGTGGGCAGAAGGGAATGGTTCGATTCCTCCCCCGCGCACTATTTTCAAACCGCTCCCGGGCGGCAGGGTCGCACCCTGAGCCCCGGAGTACCGGCAGGTGATGCAACACCGTGGTCGGTTGGCCCTGTAACTCAATTGGTCAGAGTGCCACCTTGTCAGGGTGGAAGTTACCGGTTCGAGTCCGGTCAGGGTCGCTATAAAGGAGATGAGAACAATGGCCGAGCAAATCAGATACTGCTTAGTCGCCAAGACGGGCGAGCCCGTTGAGCATGAATGGACCGTGGAATACACGATTCAATTCTGCGCTATCTGTGGTAAGCCTCGCTATGAGGCCGAACCGCAGAAAGCGGCATACGAGGAACGGTGACGTTCCCTTGAAGCCCCTGCCGGAACAAGACGGCAGGGTATTCCTGCGTTGTGACCACATTGAAATCGCGTCGGCTGGAACCCGGCATCGGAATTGCGTACCGATAAACAGGTGGGAGCAGGAATCAACTTTGATAAAGGAGCACAGTATGAAATTGAAATTCCACCGCCGCCGTGTCCCCCGAGCCCCGCGTTTCAGCGATGACTGGCTGTATAAGTCCCGCGAAGAACACAACGACTACCCGGGCAAACCCAGCAGTGAACGGCACCCTAAGCGGTGTCCAGAGTGTGGCGGCATCCTCTGCACTCTGCCGAGATAGGAGCGAACAATGTCAAGAATGCACGGTCAGAGTCACCACGTAATGGTGGCTTACCACGGCTGCGGAGCCCAGTGGATGCAACAGGGGTCAGAGACTGGTCACTGCTGCGGGTGTCACCGGACGTTCAGTGCCGAAAGGGCGTTTGAGGCGCATCGTCGGGACGGGAACTGTCTGGACCCTGCGACTCTGGAACGAAAGAATGGTGCCGCACTGCTGGAAACATTCACAGACAATGCGGGATGCAAGGTTTGGCGATTCTGCCTGACCAGTGCAGAAAAAGCACGGCTCAACAATCTGCCCAAGATAGGAGCACGATGACCGAGCGCATTTCCCCCAACGATTACGAAGGGGACTACGATCAAATCAATCAGGCGGCAGCCGAGAATGAGGCTTACGCCTATGAGGATAAATACCAGCGTGCGCCGCACGCCAATCGGTTCGTCCGCACGTTGTACTCCACTTACGAAATCGACACCGAGAAAGAAATGATCCGACGGACCGAGGGTGCGAATGCCCCGACCGCTCGCCAAGGCGTCGATGGAGAATGGCAGGCGTACCAAACCATTCACGTCGTCTATGACTCACTGTTGATCGTTTACGGCGGGCGTAACCTCGACGGCAGTCTCAAGTGCACCCGCACGAGTCAGATCCTGAGTGACGGTGAGACTCTATAGCGCACCCGACGCAGTGTCCGAGCCCCAGGGGGTTCGGGCATTGCCGGTGGCGGCTTTGAAAGTCGGAATGACAATCCGGCTGGGTGACTACACATTCACTATCATGGATATGCGGTTCTCATTTCCTGTCACCGGCAAGGTCGGAGTTTTCGACGGCGATTGGTGGTGGGGTTTGAGTGCGGCATTCCGTGTCCCGATTATCTCATTCCCCAAATAGGAGCAAGAAATGAAAGCGTATTACTGGCTCGTAGGGTTGCTGACTGCCGTGCTTTTGTTCACGGCGGGCGGCGCTGTCGGCGCGAACACGACGAAAGCCCCCGCACCCAAGCCCGTGACTATCACCGAGAGGTACATCCCGAATGCGTGCGCCATCGCCCTGGATCTGGCCGACCAACGTCAGGTCCTTGTGGATGCGGCCATTCAAATAGCGGTGGACCATGAGGCCAACCCTGACGGGATACCGCGCACCAACACGCAGTCCAGCCAGACCGAGATTGCCGCACTGACTGCCAAGTATCTCGTGGCACGAAATGAGTGTGTGAAATGAAAGTCAAATTCCCCGACGAGGATGATGCACTGGATCTCGAATTCGCATACACGCCGTGGTCCGAGAGTTGTCAGGTGCTGTATAGCGCCTATGTCTGTTGTCGGCGGCGAAAAGGTCACCCCCTCGACTTCCACGCCGCGGGCCACAAGGAGGGCCGGATCAAGTGGCCTGTCGTCCCGGACGTTATTACCTGGGACCGGCCCGTCAGCCTAGAGGAGGAAGCCCTCGACCAATGGGCATTCTGGGAGGACAATGTACGGAACACGTAAGGGACGCATCATTGTGGCCCCCGTACCGAACACACAACGGTGCCGGAAATCCCTGGCGCTGGATGAGTGGTATCGAGAAATGGAGCGGAAATATGGACAAAGACCTCCGGGAGAAATTCCGGCAGAAGAAAGGTCCGACGAAACGTCAGAAGACACTGGCGGTACGGCGGGCAGCATTCGACGCTGAGCGGCTGGCTACGGCTGGCGGCTTCACCAAGCCCGGTTCCAACAATCCGAAGTAACGGCAACAGCCCTGGCGGGAGGATACCCGCTGGGGCTTTGTCATGCCCGAAAGGAAAAACATGCTCCCCTTTTTCGCCGACCGTAGCCAGATTAGCGCGGTGGTGATAGCAGTAGTGCTAGCCATCATCGGTGCGCTGACGCTGGCTCTGACCGCTTCCGCCGCCGAGGTTACCTCGACTGCATATGTCACGGGGTATTCGATCTATGACAACGACCCCCCCGGTACTGCCATTTCCAATCCAGTTCTACACAAAGGCGCGGGGGGAATCGGCACATATGCCGACCCAATTACCCTGGCCGTGGGTATTGTCAACGGTGGCCCGATGGTCCCGGCAGGAACCCGGTTCTACATTCCAAACCTGCGGCGCTATTTCATAGTCGAGGATACCTGCGCATCATGCGCCACCAATGTACCCGCGGGCGCAGCGTCCTGGATCGACGTATATGTTGACGGTTCGACCACCTCTACGTCGGCAGCGAATTCATGTATGAATGCTATTACCGGCAATTGGAAGGTGATTAAGAATCCCGCGTCCAATTACGTCGTCGTTTCTGGCGCTATATCCAAAGCCAGCGGTTGTACTGCGCAATACGGCAACACACTCGTGTTCGCCACCGCGCCGCCGACAACCACGCCGCCCGTTGTAACGACCACGACGCCACCCGTGACCACAACCACGGTGACGCCTCTCCGGGCCACTAGCCTGAGTTGCCCTGTCCCGGCTTCGCCCACCGTGGGTCAAGTCGTGTCCTGCACATACAAGTAAGGAACGCCAATGCCAGAGAAAGTAAACTCGATGGGTGAGGATGACCTCGACCCACGGAAGACTGACAATTCCCCACGAGAGGAACACGGAGAAAAGTACCTAACGCCGGAGGAATTGGACAAGATCATTGCGGAGGCGAAATGACCACCGCCGCACAGGTTACTGCCGCCGCCCTGCGGCATGTGGGTGCCGTCGAGAATCCTCCCGGCAGCAACCGGACAGTGTTCGGCGTGCTATATGGCTGGAATGGGGTATCGTGGTGCGATATCTTCGTCAGTGAAATGGGGCGGGAAGCCAGCGGGGGTTACGGCCTTGTCGGTAAGTTCGCCTACACGCCGACTCACGCAAACTGGTTCGCCAGTCAGGGCCGGTTCGGCAGCACACCTATTCCCGGTGCCATCGCCTTCTTTGATTGGGAAGGCGGAAGGAGCCGGGACGGTATCGACCACGTTGAAATCGTCATCCGGAATCTGGGCGGGGGAATGTTCGTAACAGTCGGTGGTAACACCGGCAGCCCAGAGGGCGTTCACATCGTCCAGCGCAGCATGGCGTTGGTCGTGGGGTTCGGCTATCCAAATTACAATGGTGGCCCAACACCGCCCTACCAGCCCCCGGCCCCCAATGAGGCAGTCAAACGCATTCAGCGCATTGTTGGCGCTGGCGCGGATGGTGTCCTGGGACCGGATACCAGCGCGCACATTCTGGCGTGGCAGAAAGCACACGGCGTTGTGCCTGCCGATGGACAATGGGGACCGGTCACCGAGGCCGCTTACCAGCGGACGCTACTGCCGCCGAGCCCGCAACCTCAGCCGGTCGGCGTGGACCGGGTGAAGACCAGCGCCATACAGACCGCCGTACATACAACGGTGGACGGTCACCTGGGGCCGGTCACAGCGACGGCGGTTACCGCTATCATCAGAGGCCCGGGGTTCGGTTATGCCGTGCAATACATCCAGGCCCGTATCGGCACGCCCGTCGATGGTGCTTGGGGACCGCAGTCTGCAAACGCCCGACTCGCCACGATCAAAGAGATGCAACACGCGCTGCGTGTCACCGAGGATGGTGCCTGGGGGAAGATCACCCAGGCTGCATGGGAGAAGTATTACGGCGTGAATATCGGACGCTGACATAGAAATAGCCCGACCCTGAGAGGATATCCTCCCGGGATCGGGCTATTTTTATGTCCGCGTTCGGGGACACTTCGGAATGTCCTCGATCTTGGTAGTTCGAGGTGCGCAGATTTGGGACTGGGGTGTCACGTTGCGCCCAACCTTGGCGTAACTGGGAGCAAACTGGTAGTTGGGCGCACCGGCCTGCTAACGGTAGGCTGGGAGCCCTGCGAACTGTCGGATAGGTCGTCGCTCGGACGCCAGTACCCGGTTGCTGCCCCGGGAAGGCCCCCAGGGCTGAGGTCTAGGCTTGGGCCTTTGTTACCCTACACGGGAGGGGGTCACGCCAGCCGTAGGGGCCTTCCCGGGGCTTCTAGGGCATAGTGCCTTTCCTGACCCGGGAGAGCCCCTTGGAGCCCCGCGACCCCCTCGGCTGTAGGGTAACACCCGGGTGAGGGTAAAGACGGCTCCACGCCCCCTTCCCGGGGCTTGTGGGGGTCATCCTCGCCAGAGCGACACACAGGGGGAGGGGTTCCGGGGGTCCGGGCAGCACAGAGGGGGAGGGGTCAGCCTACCTCGACCCGGGTGACTGGCTCGGCGTGCTCGTATCCGTCATACGCCTCGGCCTTGACCGCCTCGACCACGGCCTCGACCGCGTGCGCGACCACTGGCTCGATAACCGCCTCGATTTGTGCCTCGACCGCTGGGGGGATCTCGACGGCGGGCAGCACCTTGTGGACAATCTCGCCAGCCTTTTCGACAACGGCCTCGACCACCGGTTGAACGTCAGGTGTGACCTGAGCCCGGAGTTGTTCGACCGGACTGGGCAGGACCAACAGTGCCGCAGCGGCAGCCAGCAGTGCAGGGACAATGGTGGCCGCGATAACACCGAACGCCACTAGGCCCGCGCAGACCGCAGCGACGACGCCATACAGATAGATTCGCACTGGTTCCCGGCTCACATATGCTTTGAATTTGGTCATAAGTTCTTCCCTTGATTATTGACTGATCCAGTGGCCCGACCAGTGTGCTTGCACTTGGTCCACCTTGGAATTGAGCGTGACGCCAGAAGACTGACGAGCCCGGAAAAACACCGTGTCACCCGCGGTCATGTAACAGCCATAAACAGCGCCAATGTCTGCCCACCACATTCCGGCAGTGAGGGAGGGCCGACTGTAATGATTGCCCTGATAGAAACCGTGAATGACCAGACCGACAACGCGGAAGCCGGTGGTGTCTGCCGCGCTGTTCACATTTGCGAACCCGATCCCATAAGTGAACGTGTAGAAGCCTGACGTGCTGATAGTGATTCCCGCGCCGCCCGCCGACCGGAAATTGTCGTTGTCTTTGTCAACGGTCCAGTTGGTCACGTCGGTCCAGGTGCTGTTCAGAAACGACTGGGCGGTGGTTTGCCTCATCACAAACTGGGGCGGTTCTTGGAGGAAATCATACACATCACGGATGCCTCTGTTGAGGATATCGTCGTGTAGAGTCTCCCCTGCCGTGAACAGGTGCGTTGTCGGGGTTATCATGCTGGCCCTATCCACTTGCAATAGAAGTCCGAGGCGAATTCCAGATCCGTGGCATTGGTGTTCAACGCATAGCCCGAATTCTGGTACGCCCGCAGCAGAATGTAATTGCCCTTATCCAAACGAATTGGTCCGAACACGACGCCCAGTCGTTTGGTGTAGCCGGACGTTTCCGCCCACTCACCGGACGATGCTATGTCGCCGCCGTCGCGTGAAGAATAGAGGGTCTGCCACCGATACCCGGTGCCCCCGCCTGTCTGCCCGGTGGCATAACAGATCGAGGCATTGCCCACATAGTAACCGGCTGTGTGAATAGTGATTATCCCGGACTGATCCCACATGGAATCATTGTCGAAATCTTCAGCACCGAAATTCACCTGCCACCAATAGGCGTTGCTGATGGCCTGCACTGTCGTGGCGTGCACCTTACACATAGGTGGTTGTAGGAGATAGTCGGAGTAATCCCGGAGGTACAAATTCAGCGTATCGTAGTCAGGGATCTCTTTATCGGTCCAGGCATGTGGGGCGTAGGGCTCTACCCAGCGCGGAGGTGCGGGGTTGCTCATGTCTGGTCCCTTCCGATCCACCAAATTCCCAGTTGGGGTTTCTGGTAGGGGTTCGTATACGCCGTGTGAATATCGGTAGCACCCGATGAACCTGAGTACTGCCACAACTCCACATAATCGGTGGTGCCGTTAAGCCACACCGTGCCGCCCCCAGAGTAGGTACAGCACCCGGTGGCCGAGTCGTTATACGGCCCGAGCCGTACGCCCGCCCATTCGCCACTGGTCATACCATTCTTGACGACGGCAACGCCCCGTATTCCGGTAAGGCCATTTGCCACGGCCTGAAAGCCACCCTGGAAAACGAAGTCATACCAACCGGGAACGGTGGCGGTTATCGCTGATGTGTATTCGGTGTGAGTGAATCCCCGTTTAATGCCGTTGATAACGCCGCTGGCCGTACAGAGTGGAATAACCGTCCACGCATTGTTCGTCAGGGTGTAGTTGTTATTGGCTGTGCCGTGGTACATCGGTCGGTTGCCGAAATACCAGGTCTGCAATGCGGACACGGCATTCAGTTTCGCTTCGTTTATCCCATCACCATCGGCCCAGGTTGCCGGGAGCGTGACTGTCGTCATTACAGTGCCACCTTATCGTCGTCGCCGAGCACGCTGACCCCGAGTTGAATTACCCTGCCGAACTTGGCGGGTGACGTGTTGAACGTCATGTTCCAGGTTCCGGCAGCGAAGTCAGCATCCAGGGAAATGCCCTCGACGGTCAGGTCGAGTTCTCTCTGCGGACACCAATTCGGCAGTTCAGTCACGGTGAAACGATCACCGATTTCTACCAGCCCGGACGTGGCAGCCTGTAACACGTCGGACGTTGCCGCCGACAGCGTGATGCTTGATACCCGCAGCAGTGCGTCCCCATACCGAGACAGAATCCACCCCACAGTGTTACGCATTTCCTCTGAGTCGCCGACAGGCAGCGTGAAGGAATAGGTCTTGCGCCCATTCGATTCAATGCTGACATTATCGCTCAAGCGGAATGTGCCAGCATCCTGCAAGGTGCCTTTAACGTCATTGTAGATTTTGGACACATCGGTGGTGAAGTCCAGGCCAGCGCCAACACCCGCGCCCAGTCTCTCACAGAAATCAAATAGGCTCCAACGGTTATAACTGTGCCGCCGGTTATGGTACTGCATATACCCCTGCCCGTCTGCAAAGACCATTCCCCCGGCACCTTTCGCAGCGTCCAGGGCAGACGTAAGGGCATTGGCCCCTGTAATAGACGCGCCCCTTAACACGGAGAGCGGGGGGTCATGGTCCTCGATCCAGGCAGGGGTGGCAGTCCAGCCATAGATTCGATTCAGCCGATCCACCTCATTGTCATTGCTGAAGCACGCGGACCCCACTGAATTGAATGAGGCCAGCATCTCAGCGTCCGACAGTTCCCGGTTGTACGCGGATACCAGGGCCAATTTCTTGTCCCATAGTTCTGACCCGTAGTTCCCCAGGTAAGGGGCGAAACCCCCGCCGACAGTCAGAGATCCCGGACGCCACGCCGCGGTGAATGTCGCATTACCGCTGGCGATTCGCGCGTCGTCAAGCCATATACGCCACGTCAGACCGTTGGGCGTGGTGATTGCTGCCCGGTGCCACGACCCATCACTGGGGTAGCCACTGGGGGACGGATCGAACCATGACCAATTGGACGTGCCGCCCTCCTGATAAATGGACATACCCATTGCGCCCGTGGTCGGAGCCAGTCCGAACCAGAATTGTTTTCCGTTGACGCTTTTATTCCCGCTCCAAGCAACGGGTGCCTGGGTGAATTGACTACAGAATGCGGGATAGTAGACAGAGCCAACCCCCGCATTCCGGTTGAACCAGCATTGGAAGGTGAACCCGGTACTAGGGGTCAGGTAACCATACGCAGACATTAGGACACCTGGACCCTTCGGTTATATGTGATCGACAGATAGGGCCGACCGGATTGCGTTGCGCCCCGGAAATACCCGTAATACATATGGTCAGTGCTCGGCCCTGGCCCGAAAGCCAGACCCCCACACGCCCACCTTTGAAATTCCTTGCCAATCCCAAAGCCCATGTCATAGACCAACGTGTGATCCCGGGGAATCTCTATTGTGCCGCTCGGCCACGTTCCCCCGCCGAAACGTGCGGCTTGAACGTGCGCGGGATCCCAGGTTGCGGGCTTGGCATTAAATGTGTGTGTTCCGAGGACCACCCAGCCACCCGCTGACCAATACCAATGCTCAGCGTAGAACACAGCCCGACACGAAAGCACGGTGGTGCCGGACAGGACTGCCTGAATTTGCTTATTGTTGAACCCCACCAGTGATGTGGTATTGCCGTGAGGGGATGCCGCGTAATATCCCTGATAGCAATAAGGGCTTGAGTATTGTGTGTCGTCCGCATTGTAGGACTGGCTCCATGTTGAATAGAAATTGGTGGTGTATGCGCGCCACGCATAGGTCGGCACAGCAGGCCGGGGCTTACCGGGCTGTCGCACCATAACGGGGGGCGTTGGGGGTGCAACATAATCCAGGCTGAAAGGAATGGGAATGAAATACCCGTTGTATCCTGTGCCCGCCGTCGTGAGGTCGATGGCACTGCTGTCAGCCCCGGCAGGCCCGGGAACCCCGAGCGAGTAGGTGCAGCCCGCCAAACTGCCGTGCGTTGCCTCGATTGGAGCCACGATAATCTGACTTGCATTCGCCCAGGCCCCGGCCAGAGCCACCTCATCATTGCTCGTGCCACCGTGACCGCGGTCGCCGACAGGACTATCATCCAAGGGCAGCACCAGGACGGCACCTCTCGAGATTTCCTGTTCCGACCACGGGCTTCCCAGGGTCGTGTCTCCAAGACGCTTCAGTCGATCATTCACCACAATGCTTATTGTACTGGTCATGGCTTCAGCCCGAACGGGCCACGCCTCAACCCAGCCCTCGAATATGGCCTTAGGCATTTCCCAATCGGGAAAACTGTGAGACTCACCGGTTGGGTATATCGTTACATTCTCGGCGCAGACGTGCCACCCGTTGGCGTACGCGGTGTCCGCTGCCAATTCGACAGTGAGTTTAGTGGTGTCTTTATCAGCGATAAATGTGAATGCCGCCGTGGACCAACTACCGCGCCCTGGCACCGTGGCACCAGAGCGCCCGCCGTCTGCACTGACGAACAGATCCCCGGAGGACGGGGTTCCCCAGGCTGCCGTGTACTGTGCCACGTCAATCGAAACGTCATAAGACACCCCGGGAATGGTTCCGTTGATTAGCGTGTAGAGAGCGGTGTCTGTTACGTCCGAGGCCATTATTGAATAGACATAGCCTCCGCCGTTGTCTGCGTATACGTCCGTCTTGTGAGGTCCGTCCACATACCAATGGTCCGCCGTGATCGGCGCATTCGCGTCCACATAAACCACAGGGTTGGCCGCGATGTTAGGGGTATAGACAGACGAAATCTTTTCGAGGGCGTAGGTGACCGGCGCGGTAATGGCAGCGGTGGCACTAACACCGAACACGCCGATGGCATAGGCCGCATCCACCGGACAGGTTGAATCGACGTGGTGCTCGGTCGGCGTTGTCGAGGTGGCGTTGGCCCAGCGAGTCGAACCCGTCGAGAGAACTTCACTGTTTGCGTCGAGGTACACCACGTAGAATCCCACAGACGCCGCGGGCTCTGTACCGGACACCCGCCAACTGTAAATGGAGTGACGCATATTGCGCCCTGCCTCGACTGGCAGATTGAATTGGAGCAAAGAATATGAGCCCACGGCCCCGGCGGGGAGCACGGCCTCTATGTGGTATGTCCCTGCCCCTGTGGGCGGCGTGGTGAACGCTGACGTACCGCCGTTGACTACTGCCTTGGGAGCGGGTGTGCTTGTCCAGATACTGGACGGCATGAACCCATGTTCGTCGTGACTGAGTGAGCCTGCTGCCGCGACGTTAGGGCGCTGAAGATTCAGCCCTCGAATTCGCAGCCGTCGAGCCGGTCGGACATTCGGGTAATAGGGGGACCGTGCATCCTCCGGGCTGAATCGCCCGTCAGAGTTGTCGAGTGCAATTCGGAGCGATCCTGTTTCTACTTGGTCCATCTCATAGGTCCGACCACGCAGGGTGCCGCTAATGGTCTTAACCCAGGGCGTGATATCTGAGTATCCGGTCTGGGCATACATCGACTCGTTAATGTCATTATCGAAAGCACAATCGACAATCACGTTCGGAAATGCCATTGCTCAAACCTCTCTCAGATATAACGAAAGCCCCGGTTTTTAGGCCGGGGCTCTCGACTATCACAACCCCGTGCGCCCGCCGTTACGATCAGCGTGACGCCGTAGTTCATCGCGGACGCCCAGCGTAATCGACTTGACCAGATCGCGTTCGGTGGTAACACTGCCCATCACTGTGACGGCAACCGTTATCCCTCCCCCTCCGGGGGGTGTCTTACTGACATACTCATTCCGGCCCGTGCCGTTCATGGCCACAGTCCGACCGGGAGGGAGAATGCCCTCATCGTCATACCAGCCGGTCCGGACGCTGTGCGCCCACGCCTGTTCGGGTGAACCGTAGTTCTCTCGGATGTAACTCAGCCCCCATTTAATCTGGGTAGCGGCGTTAGTCATCCAATCGGCACCGGCCAGTTGCATTTTGTTGGCAGGGTAGGCTTGGGGAATCCCGTAAGCACCCGAGGTCGCATTGCGCGCTCCGGTAGACCACTTGGATTCTTTTGTCCATAGCCTGTCGAGGGAATTGAATTGACTCTGAGCCCAGCCATCAGCCATCATCATCTTGAGGCCGAGAGCCCGGTTACCAGTGGCAGTGCCACCAGTGCCCGCAGTACCGGCGCTGAACATCGAGGCAACCCAACTCGTGAGTTTATCTTTCAACGCCCCGATAACGTTGCCACCGAACTTGCCCGCACTGAATGCCTTACCCCACAGGCCCCCACCTATGTTCTTGAGCCCTCCGACAATCGAACCGATTTTCTTTACCCAGCCCACGATATCGGGCAGGGCAAGAGATGGATCAGGTCCGGTGCCGCCCGGTGTCTGTGCCCAGTGGACGTGGTTATAGTGTGCTGCCTTAACAGCAGCACCATAATAGTCCATGCCAACCTGTTTGCCGTTTTTAATTGCGAGCGGGCCAGCCGGGGAGTAAATCAATTCCCGAATGGTTGACCCGAACGAATTGGCAATGGCATTAAAGACTTTCATGCTCGGCGGCACAATGTCGATGGCCGAGCCCTGCGCGTGATAGGAACCGCCATCGTTCGGGCGGAACCCGCTGGACATGAATGATCCGGGAACGGCTTTGCTGATCCAGGAAGCCATCGACTCCCAGATCCCACCGCCCGCGAACGACGCGCCGCGCCGAGCCAGCGCATTCAACCGAGCAACACCACTGGCACCGCCAGCGGCCCGGGTGAATTCGGGCACCATGATGGCCTCGCCACCGGACAGGTTCAGTGAACCGCCTGTGGGTGAGGTGAAACGGTGAATGTCACGCCCTGGCGTGAACCCTGGAAGGACGCCACCCTGGGCAGCCTTATAGTTCCATTCGGGAAGTTTGGCCAGCGTGCCCGCGCCTATATTCGTGAGGAATGTGTTGATCGGCTTACTCAGGTGTTGGCCTATGAAAGTCAGCACGGCGTAAATCGGCTTGGACACCAAGTCTTTCATGGTGGTCCAGGCTTTGCCAATGGCATCGACCGCGGTCTTGAATGCACCGCGTACCGCATCGACCCCTGTCTTGATATAACCGAATACCACGCTGAAGCCGGTATCCCAGCCTTTGCGTAGCGCATGGGACACAGTTTCCCAGGCATTAACGATCCAGTTCTTGGCCGTGATGAACGCGCCCCACAGTGTGGAGAGCCCATTCTTAATCCAGGTGAACACAGGCGACAGGATTGTGTTCCACGCCCATTGTGCCGCGGTGACGATTGCATTCCAAGCAACCTTAATCCAATTGGCCGCGGTCTGGAAACCGCGCCACATAACGCCGAGCGCCATGCCGATCCAATTGAACACCGGAGACAGGACTGTGTTCCAGGCCCATTGTGCTGCGGTGGCTACTGCATTCCAAGCAACCTTAATCCAATTGGCTGCGGTCTGGAAACCCATCCACATAACGCCGAGCGCCATGCCGATCCAATTGAATACCGGGGACAGGATCGTAGTCCACGCCCACTGCATTACGGCAGCGATAGCCCGGACGTAGAGACTGGCAAAGTACTGCCAGACCCTGAAAAGGGCCACCACAATGGCAATGCCACCCTGGATAAACCCGAAGACCGGGGCCATCACTGTATGCCACGCAGTTGATACCGCGCCGGTAACGACATGCCACGCCGTGACAATGAAACCGATACCAGTCTGGAAGCCAGTGACCAGCAGACCGACCGCTGATCCTATGAACGTGAATATGGGCTTTAGAATTGTGTTCCACGCCCAGGACGCCGCCGTGGTTATAGCCTTCCACGACGCAACCAACGCGCCAGACATATATTCCCAAATCGTCTGGAACCACGTTGTCTTTGTGGCAATGAGCACCACGACCGCGACCAGTGCGGTGATGCCTGCAATGACCAGCCCGACCGTACCCGTTTTCATTACGAGTTCCAGCACTTTATGGGCAGCGGTCCAGGCAGCGGTCGCCGCCTTGGCGATGTTGGTCTGCATTATCCACTTGGTGATCTTGCTCGTGGGGAACGTCATAATGTTCAGGGCGAGATTAGACGCCTTTAGATATGCCGTCGATGCGAGCCACGCCAGACCGAGCGCCACGACCGCGGCGGTGAGCACACGGACCAGGGCAGGGTGCTGGCTAAGAACACCTGTGATAGAAGTGAAAACGGTCCACACGCCGCGCACAGTCAGAATGAGGGCGGCGAACGCTACGCCCAGGACAGGGCCGACTACATCAGCCACCGCCTTGAATACAGTCCCCAGTTTCTGGACCAGTGGAATGCCATCCGTGCCGATCCACTGGCCGAACGCCCGCGCCGCGAGGCCGACCGTCGTGAACATGCCGACAATGCCGCCGCCTTTGGTAACAGCGCCGGTTTGGAATGCGGCGACCAGGGCCGTGGCCCCAGCCGTAACTTGAATGATCCCTTGGTTCATCAGGGGGAATGCTTTAATGGCAAGGTTTCCCAGGCCCATTTGTACCGTGTCCACCAGCGTGGACCAGCGGCCTTGTGCAGTCTTGGACTGCACTTCCATCATTCCGCCAAAGCCCTTTACGGACTTGGTGCCTTTCTCCAAGCCAGCCACCAACATAGGCAGGGCTTTTTCAGACAGCACCTGACCCTTGGTGACCATTGCCGACATTTGCGAAGTCGAGACACCGTAACCATCAGCAAGAATGCGAATGGCCGGAATACCCTGTTCCGTCAATTGCAGCAGTTCATCGCCAGCGACTTTACCCTTAGCCTGCATCTGGCCGAAGGCCCGCGTAACCATTGCGATATTATCAGCCGACCCGCCCATAGCCGCAACGGCGTCACCGACAGCGGTCAAGGTGGGGATAATGTCCTGTGCCTTGAACCCCATCGACAGCAGTTGCTGGCTAGAGCGAACAAGATCAGGGAATTCAAATGGGGTGGAATTAGCGAATGCCTGCAATTCCTTCAGGAATGAACTGGCCTTTTGGCCCGACCCCAGCATGTTGGTAAAAGCGACTTGCGCCTGTTCCATTTTGCTGGCTGTCGTTACCCCGAGCACGCCCGCCCCTACGGCGAGCGCACCCAGAGCAATGCCACCCTTGGTGGCAAAGCCAGCCATGGCTCCCGATACCTTATCGAATTTCCCCGATGTAGCGGAAGCCTCCTGGCCGATTTGCTGTAGGGCGCGCCGTCCCCCGGATGAGTCACCGGATACGACAATTCTTAGAGTCCTCGTGTCTGACATTCTCGGCTAGACCTTTCTCTGGACTCATTAGCATATTCGAGCGCCGCGCTGAATTCCTCCAACCGCAGGCATCGAATATCGTCAAACGTCCACCCGTAAAATGACGCGACCTCAGACCACAATTTGAGTCGCTGTTTTCTTACTCGACCGCGCTCGGCGGGGGTTCGATAGGGTCCGGCCCTTCCGCACCCGCCAGATCGAAGTCGAGGTTATTCAAGGGAATAGCCTTTACCTGTGCCAGCGTCAAGTCCGGGTCGTCCTTACGAAGGGCAATCCAAACCAGACCGGTCATGTTTTTGGCGCTAACCTTTACCTCTTTCAGCGGGCGGTGCTTCGGGTCCTTGAAATCAGGAACCGGCCTGCCGTTCTCGTCCCGAACAATCTGGGGAGCGAGCGCCGCCATAAGGTCGCCGCCGACAACCTCCTCGAAAGCCTCCAAATCACCCAGAGTCAGCGAGTCCATGTCGAGGCGAATCTTACGCTTTGCAGGAGCGACAGCCTTTTTTGAAGTGGTCATTGTTATATCCCTCTGTTAGTGAAATCACGTTGAATAACAGTCCAGACACTTCGATCCCACTCAGTGCGGAATTCCTTGTCTCTGAATTGCCTGATGGCGGGCCATAGGAAATAGCCTGCGTCATCGGAATTGCCTCGCCACATTTTGAATTGCTTGTATTGAATGGAGCCGAATTCAGCGCCTTTGCTGTAGCCCTTTCCACCATAAAGCACGGTGTTAATACCGATGGGCTTCAGGTCTGCTGCGGCCTTGGCTGCCTGCCGCCCGACCGTAGCCGCCTCGGCCTGCGCCATCCCAATGACAGCGCCGACTGAGGCAGCATAGAATCGGTTTTCGGCTCGGGCAATGTCAGCCGGGGTCCGCGCTATATCTCGTGCGAATTTCGTTACGTCGCTATAGTCGATGTGAGCATAGGACGTATTCCCCGGCGATGGCATTACAGACTGGTTACGTCGGCAGAGACGTAAACAATAGTCAGCGCCGAGTCGGTGCCGTTGAACAGACCACGGCCCTTGAATGATTGTTCCAGGGCTGCGGGTCCGGCGACAACGGGACCACCGTCATCGAAGACACCCACGGGAATCGAAAGGGTCAGCGATGGGTAAATGGTCGTGCCCAACAGAGTCGGACCTTCCCACTTCGCACTGAGAATGGCAGTCGCGCCAGCATTGGTTTCGGCAGACACTTTTTCCCAGAATGTGTTATCCACATAAGGGGTTTTGAATGCCCACTCGATCTTGCGCTTGTCATTCTGTGTCGGCTCACGTTTGCCGGGAGCGGCCTTATTGATATATTGTGTATCAACCTTCAGACCGTTGTCCACTTTCACGGAGAAGTCAGCCACGTCAGTGATGACGCCGCCGATAGTGACAGTGCCACCCGCCCAGGTCAGCACTTCCGCGCCGACCACCGGAACATTGGTGGATAGGCTATAAGCACCGGTAGGCGTATCGGGGTTGGATTCCTTTTCAAAGTCCATGTCGATTTTACAGCGAAGGGTCTGGTCCACTTGGTTTGAAATCTCGAAACCGGTGACCTTCCCACCTTCGTAGGTCCAAGGCCGTACCACGTCCAGATTATCAGGACGCCCAACCTGACAGGTAAGCATGTCACCCATCAAACTGGCAATCGTGGCGGTGTGGGTATAGCACGATGTTTCAACCACTGTGCCCGTAGCCACGTCACCCATCATGTAGCGTAGGAATGCGTTGAATCCTTTTGTCAGGACTTCGATTTCGACGCCACCGGCAGCGCCTTTAGACCTGACCACGGAAGACCGGTCAGCCCGATCCACAAACGCCGATGACAATGCTTCAGCCTGAAGCCGGGGGTAGTTACCCTTGAAATCCTCGGAGATAATCTCGAAGGATTTGGTCTGGACAACGGCGGTCCCGTAGACGGTTTCCTTGCCGATCATAAACTGTGCAGACGATCCACCCATTTGGGGTAGCCTCCTTATATGCGAGCGCGAACGCGGATTTTACTTACGAGAATAGCTCCGCGCCCATCAGCGTCTCGACCTTCGCCCCAAATCTTGGGCTTGATTCCGCAGGACTCAATGTCTGGCAACCCCAGGGGATTGCGCTGTCGCAGCAGGGCCTCGACTGCCTGGAACATTGATTTGATCCGGGCATTGGCCTCCTCCTGAGTATCCCCAGGACGATGTACCTCGACAGTTAAAACGATTTCGTATTCCTCGACACGTTTCATCGCGCCGAGCGAGACTGCTGTCTCGTCAATCCAATCAACCTCACCGAGCCAGACAACCTCGCGGGGCATTTCCATGCTGGCCCCTTGGTAGGAATACCAGATATCCACGCCCGCCAGGGGCTCGCCCGGATCGGCGGCCCCGTTGAGCAGTGTGACCAGCGCGGCCTTGGCGTCGAATGCCGTGGTGCCGATTGAGTCTGTCATTAGTATGCGCCGCCCCTGCCATACGCATAGTCATTTAGCACAACGTCGATATCAGGTATCCCTGTCCACGAGCCACCTTTACCGGCGGTCGCCAGATTGAATGTACCGAAGTCGGGAATCTGCATCATCGTTGCGCGTTCGTCAATACGGGAGCGCCCGGACACCACCTTGCCACGAGCCCGGTGAATCGCCGCGTCCTTGATATCGGCAGGAATAACGGGTGTCCCGTATTCGTATTCGATGAGGAACCTCTGATTCAGTGTCCACAGCAATCCGTCGAGTCGCGTGAGTGTTTTGAACCCATCACTGGCGAAGTCATCCGTGTTGACGGCAACGCCGTCGATGGTGAGGATCGTGGATGGCTCATTCTTTGTTAGATAGACGGATGATGTCCCGTCACCGAGGACCGTTTCACTGTAAGGCCGAGTCACGAAGGCTCGGTTACAGATCCGCTCAAATTCCACCTCGACGGAATCCAGCGCGGCCTGCAATGTGACATCGGGGTATTTTTCCTCATTGGACAGTGCGGCCACGTCCGACGCCCGCAATTCACCCAGGGTGAAGTACCGTTCAGCCATGATATTCCTTTCAGTGGCTCGGCCTTACTGAGATCCCCCTCAGCCGTCGGGCTAATTCGGCCTCAGCATTGTGCTGGGGGGCCATGATGACAATAACGTTCCGGTATACGCCCAGGGCGAACGCCGTCGTTAGCAGCAATGTCGCAGCAGACACAAGGGCTGGGTTGATCGAGTCCCCGGTCAGTTCGGCAGTGAGCATGAACGTGCCAGCGGTCCATTCACCGCAGTTGGTAAACGTTCCCGAGAGTGTGCCCGTCGTCCGGGGGCCGGTGGCCACGAGCGTGCCCACGGTCGTCTGTGTCCCGGTCAGGGTGCCGGTGATTCGCGGAGCCAGCGCAGACAGCGTGCCGAACACCGTTATCACGTCGCGGAGTACGCCTATCAGACGGGGGATTCCCGCTGCCAGTGTGCCGGTGTTGGTGGCTGTGCCTGTGAGTGCAATGGTGGTGCGCGACGTGGCCGCACTGAGACTGCCCGCGTTAGCGGACGTGCCTGTGATTGCAATGGTTATTCGTGACGTGGGCGCGGTAAGGGTGCCCGTGTTAGCGGACGTGCCTGTGAGCGTCATCGTTATGCGCGACGTGGCTGTGCCCAGTGTGCCCGGGTTACTTTGGGTTCCTGTGAGCGTGCCTGTTATTCGTGACGTGGGCGCGGCCAGGGTGCCCGTGTTAGCGGACGCGCCTGTAATTGCAAGCGTTATGCGCGACGTGGCTGTGTTCAGTGTGCCGAAGACAGTCGGAACGTCAGCGAGCGCAGCGGTTAGCCGCGGCGTGGATGCGCTGAATGTGCCCAGATCAGTCTGAGTGCCACTGAGTGTGGCTATTGCCAACAGTGCCAACGGTGTTAGCGTGCCCAGGTTCTTTACGGTGCCGGTAAGGGCTGCAATAGGCGTGATCGTGGCAGCGGCGAAGGTGCCCGGATTGGTCACCGTTCCCGTGAGTGTGGCTGTTGACAACAGTGCCCGCGCCGTCAGCGTGCCGGTATCCGTCGAGGCCCCCGTCAGGGTGCCCGTGATTAGCGGAGCCAGCGCGGCCAGCGTTCCGAGGACGGTTACTTGGTCGGCGAGCGCCATCGTTAGAAGCGGCGCGACCGCGGCCAGTGTCCCGGGGTTGGTGGACGTGCCAGCGAGCGCCGCCGCGAGAATCGGGACAGCGGTTGCCAGGGTGCCGGGATCGACCAGTTCGCCGTCGAGTGTGGCTGCCGCCAACAATGTCAGCGCCGTCAGGGTGCCGGGGTCCGTCGAGGCACCGGTCAGGGCAGCGATAGACGTGATCGTGGCAGCGGTTAGCGTGCCCAGATCGGTCTGAGTACCGTTGAGAGTGCTCGTGTTTCGCGGCGCGGGTGCAGAGAGGGTGCCGGGATCGGTCTGAGTACCGTTGAGTGTGCTCGTGATTCGCGGAGTCGGCGCGGCGAGCGTGCCCAGATCCTTTACCGTGCCCGCCAGGGCAGCGGTGAGCGTGATCGTGGCAGCGGCCAGGGTGCCCGGGTTCTTCGAGACACCGGTCAGGGTGCTCGTGATTCGCAGGGTCAGCGCGGTTAGCGTGCCAGGATCGGTCTGCGTGCCGTTGACTGTGCTCGTGATTCGCGGGGTCAGCGCGGTGAGCGTGCCGGTAACCGGAAGTATCTCCTCGATATCGGCGGTGGGGCTCGGGGTGGACGCGGACAATGTGCCCGCGTTAGTAGAGTCACCCGGGATATCGGAAGTAATCAGTGGGATTACAGTGTCCAGGTCGCCAGCATTGCCTGTGACAGCAGGAACCAGCGCCGCAATGACAACGCCCTTAGCGGACGAACCTACCGTGGGATCATATGTTTGCGCCCCGGTTGCGTTGACAATTTTATACTGTATTATGCCGTAGATATTGGAAGTAGAGCCGCTGCCCGATGTACCGGCACCATAAGCGGTGCTCCATGAACCATTAAGCGTGTCGGTGTCTGAGGTACGGGCGGTGACGCCTGCGTAGTCAAAGCCTCCGATGACCAGATCCCCGGCCACGAGTGCCGCCCCAGAAGTGGACGCAGACACCGCCGCGCTGGCCGAACAGGCAGACCCGAACGTACCCCGCGGAGTGGTGCTTACTCCGGAAAACTCATCAACGACGACAACCTTCGCGGTGATCGACCCGGACCATGTTACGGTGATAACCGTCCCAACAGCCCAGGGCGTTGTCGTCGTGATGGCCCAAAGTTCACCTATAACGGCTCCACCCGATGAGCCCGAGGCAGAAAGGTGATTTGCTTGTTCAACCCAGGCAGCCGTCTCGCCCGAGGGAACACTGATGTTAGATACTGTGGGCGTGGTCGCCGTGATGTTCTTCGCGGCAGCGTACAGAAGAAGGGTGTTCCCCGACGCAACAGCGGTTGTTGCAATCGCGGAACAGGCAACTGTCGTCGCGGTGGCTTTGTTGATTCCCGTGACGACGTTACGAACAAATGCGACAGTCACGGGTCACCGCCCCTTCCATCAATACCTCAGGTTAAACGGACTTAGGCGACTGGAATGGTAATCGTGGGGACGCCAATGTCAACATTTACCCCGGTCGTGATCGTGAGACTGCCCAATTGCATATCTCCACCGCCTGCGGATACGCTAACCGTGCCGTCGAGGACTGCCACCGCGCCGGAAGTCAATAGCCGGAAATGTCCGGCAGTGCCGGATGCAGCAGGGGCTACCGATGCAGGGTCAGCGGCAGTGAGCACGCCGCCCGTCGAGGTGAATGAGCCCGAAACCGCCACGGTCACCAGCAGCGTGCCAGATGCCGCCGTTTCGGGGGTCGCCGGTTTGGTGCCGGATCGGATCTGGATAGTCGAACCCGCGCCGATGTTGGTAGCCAGTGCGGCACCTTGTGCCTGGGCGCTGGCGACAGCGATTGTTAGTGCCATTTTTGTCTCCTTCGGGAGATAGAAGCCAACGCGCCCCGGGAAGGGGCCGTAGAGCGATGTGTGTTTAGAGCCCCGGGAAGGCCCCTACGGCTGGCGCAACCCCCTACCGTGTAGGGGAGCAAGCACCCAAGCCTGAACCTCAGCCCTGGGGGCCTTCCCGGGGCAGCAACCGGGTAGTGGTGGCCGAGCGACGGGTCAGAGCACGACCACGAGCAACAGGGCCGCGAAGGCGATGACCGCGGACACGGCAGAAATGACCAGCATGACGTTGGCCCGCCGACCAACCTCAGCGACGGCGGTGGCTGTGTCCCCACCTGTGTTCACGTCCACCCGGCTGCCCATCTCGGACAGTTTGTGTTCCATAGCGTCGAATCGTTTGTTCGTGGTGTCGCGTTCTCGATCAACCGCTTTATCAGCGGCGAGTTGGGCAGTATCCACCGCGAGTTTAGCGGCGGCGAAAGCCGCGTCCAGGGCTTTGACCGAGGTGCCGAATCGTTCATCGAGCAGGACAACCTGCGCGGCAAACATAGCAAGGATCAATTCCTTGATCGCGTGCATTCGGAATTTCAAGTGTTTGTTCAGCGAACGCATTTCACGCTCGCGGAGCCGTTCGCGTTCAGTTATCTCGGCGTGTATTGTCGCCAACGGATCATAGTTCAATGACATAACGCCTCCCAACATTCACCATGGTGAGGCCGGGTGTTACCCCGGCCCCTCCCACGATTCGGCTATTAGGTAGCCGCACCCACGTACCCAGCGAATGCGGAGTCGTCAATAGCATCGCCATCGGCGCGCAGCACACCCTTGACCGACACAAGGTCGGTGTCCCAGGCATATTCGGTGGACCATTCAACCCGAAGGTCGGCAACCATCCGGACCCAGTACTTATCGAAGTCCGCGAAGACAATCGACTTTGCACCCAGGGCCTGGGCTGCCATGTTCGGGTCGCACATCAGCGGGTAGCCCAACAGAGAGTCAGGTTTTCCGGAGAGTCCGGCTTCAAACACATAGTGCCCATCGACCGCATATTTCATTTTGCGGAAGGTGAGAACGGTCAGGTCGTTCATCAGGAACTTGCCGTTCTTGCGATAGGCAGGCTTCAGTTTCCAGATGATGTCCAGCAACTCGTCGGAGTTCTGAATGATACCAGTGTGACCCGTGGAAGACGTGACCAATGCGCCTGAGGCGACAATGGGAACGACGCCCTTAGGCATACCGGTGCCGGTGCCGAGGGTCAGGTCATAGCCAAGATACTCAGCGATGTTGGTCCCGATCAGTTCACCCATCAGCCCTTGAATATTGATAACACTGTCCTGGATAACCTCGCGGTCGGCCTGGGCAATGTGACCATACTTGTAGGCGTCGAATGAAACCTGATCGAACGCAGCCTGAGATTTCTTGATCTGGCCTTGCTCGGGAACCCGCGCATCAGTCTGCGCCAAAGGCCCTCGACTGGTCAGCCGTGGGAACTTGACCCGCTCGCCGCCCGTGGTGTGGAAAACACGCACACCGGCAGAGAGAATGGCACTGTCGTCAAACAGTTTGCGGAATAGCGTGCTGGACAGGGTTTCCTGCACAGTCTCGCCACCGGGGGATCCGAGGTTGTACCCGACCAGTCGCAGTTCGGGCATCCCGTAGGCATTGCGCATCTGAACGAATTGTGGCATCCGCTCATTCGTGCCGCCCTTGGTGTTTTCCTTGCCCGCAATAGCGGCGCGTGCCTCGACCAGCCACTTGTCAGTGACGGGCTTAGCGTCGTGATCGCGCTGAACCTGTTGCAGACCAGCACGGTCTGCGGCGGCAGCGAATGCAGCAGCGGTTTCTGCCTCATCGGCAGCCCGCTTCTGTTCATCGTGGAGTAGACCAGAGAGCCGGTCGAAGTCCGCGTTAGCCCGTGTATAGGCTTCTTCGTCCTCGGCCTTTTCCTCGCCTGCCACCGCACGCTCGGCAATTTCCCTAGCCTGAGCCAGCGCAACTTGGCGCTTCTCATCTAGGCCCTTAATCAGATCAGCCATTAGACTGTCCTTTCAGTTGAAATGAATATTCTTACGGATGTAAGGTGCATAGCGTGCGGCCTTACTGTTCTTTCACCATGCGCTCAAGATCCGCCATAAAGCGGGCTCGGCGCTGCCAGCGAGTAATTGTGAGGGCATCAGAGTGAGATTCGCTCGATTCTGATTCCTCGTGCTCACCAGCAAGTGCTCGCCGGATACTGTCAGCATCCGACAGGTCTGTGATTTCCACACCGCTTCGAGTGGCAAGCCCCAGGAGGGCCGCACCTCGATCAACGCCCATACCAGAGTCGGCGTCAGGATAAGCCGGATATGTCACGGGTGACACATCGACCAACCTGACCTCGCTTATACTGCGCTGCGGATATCCCGCTTCAGTCTGGCCCCACTCATCGTGGACGTTGTAGAAAGCGAATGAGGAACTTGTCACATCCCCCCGCTCGATAACCACCTGCAAATCGCGGGCGTATGAGGTATCGGGTGGGTAGATTCGGTAGTACAAGCCGGACTCGTCCTGAGACAAATCCAGGGTGCCGGACTTATTGCGGCCAAGGACCATGTTCTTATCATGGTTATACAAGGCCCGAACGTCGGCTTCCTGAATAGTCTTCGTGAACGTGCCGGGCAATACTCTCTCGACAAATCCCCCAAGATCATGGGAGAGGCGATTAAAGACAGCGCCGTGGCCTTCGATAACCACCTTGCCGCCGTGGTCGCGGACTTCGATTTCGCCCGGAGTCTCGCGCCGCTCTAGTTTAGCCATAGCGTCATCCTTCACAAATGATTCTGTA